GCGGACTTTACTATTTTAGCCAGCCGGTGATACAGTGGCCAATCCCATGAAACTTTACCGCCGATCATCGGCGCCAGATCGACAGCGTGTCCGGTGATGTGACGCGAGTTCATCGTCTTTGATGCGCCTTGGGCGACCAACTGCTTCTGGCGTTCTACGGTACGCAAGCCTTCTAGCACCGTGAAGTCTAAGTCGGACATCGCGGCGGCTTTCTTGACGACGCGCACCAGATCAGGGTGTACGCCCTCAAGCCGTGACAGACTGCGCTGGCCGAGGATGATGCTCATACACCAGCCTTGAGCAGTATACCGACCAGCAGCAGAATGATTGTGCCGGCCACAGACATACCTATGGTTTCAAGACGCTTCAGCCGCGCGCAGATACTCTCGTACCGGAACGCGCAGACCTGTTCGTGCGTGTTGAGTTGTGCTTGGGTCTGGTCAATAGAAGTCATGATTAGCGTCTCATACTGTTGCGGGATACTTTACCGTATATCGGCACGGGATAACCTTCGGAATAATCAATATCTATCAACGGCTCGCCGGTTTCAGGATCAAAGTCAGGGAACTCAGTCATGCCGTATATGCGCCGCATGGCGTTTTCGTTTTCCGCCTGCGTCATAATGTTTTGCGTCTGCGCGGCAATCTTAGCGGCATCCGAACCCAAGACTTTACCCGCAGCACGAGCGCCAGCGCCCGCTATTCGGCTTCTTTTGCCTGCCTTAGTTTCCCGCAAGGCTGCTTTTTCTACAGCCGCGGCGGCTAATTTCGGGTCAAGCATTTCTGTGGCTATTTCGATAGCTAACTTACGGTCAATTCGACCTTGGAGACGGTTGTAAATTGTGTTCGCAATAGTCGCGGCGCGGTTTAATAGCGCAGGCATATCCCCCGTCTGCGACGCCAATTGAGAAATGCGCGGCGCAGCGGCGGCACCTTTTTTAGCTTGGATAGTTGTTTTAGCTTCACGCGCAAGATCATCACGTATAGCCTTAACAATATCCGCCTGTTCAGGCGTCAATATGTCTGTCAACGCGTTAAACCGCGCTTCGCCAGTAGTCGCGCGCTTTAATGTACCCGCCGCGTCTTTAACCGCAGTGGCGAACACGCCTGCCCGCTCACCGCCGGCTTCTAACGGCGTAGTCAGCTTACCTTCAAGGTACTGGCCGACTTCCATCTGGTTAATCGGTTTGGATTTCGCAGCAAAAGTTGTCCGCGCTTCGCGGTATCCGGGCGCTTTAGACTCCAGCCAATTAACCAACCGCGTTTTTACATTCCCAACTTGTGCCCGTTCGGTAGACGCCAGCGCAGTCTCACCAGTTTTGGTAAGCATTTTATCCAGCGATATTTTAACGTTATGAATATACCTCGTCGGGTTGTTCTCAAACGTCACACCTTGAGATGCAGAAAGACGTGCAGCATCTGGCATCGCTTGTTTGATGTAAGGGTCATCGGCCAACTGCATAAGTTGCGGATCGGCGCGGAATTTCTGCGCTTCTGCGGCGGCATATAATGGGTCTACCGCAGCACTTCGTGCGGTTTTCGCGGCAGCTAAATCTTCTGCCGTTCCACCAACTGTTCGAAGGCTGGCAAGACGCGCGGCTTCGTTCTCGCCGGCGCGGATGAGATTTTCAGACGGCAATGCTTTGGCGCCGGCTTCCCCCATTGCAGCAAATTTGGTGAGGCCCAAAGGTGCTGCTGCCTGCGCTGCTGTCGGTTTGCTGCCGGGCACAATCTCACTGGGCGCGCGCAGTTGAGCGATAAGTTCAGGTGCACGACCTTCGGCGGCTTCCATATACGCCGCCGACTTAGGCGACATAACGTTAGCGATTTTAAGTGGCGCGCGCTCCACGACTTTGGCAGCAGCGCGGCCAGCAGGCTTCAACACATTTACTGGGTTTGTGCGTTGCGCCATTTTATTTAGTACGCCGGCGGTGCCAGTTTTACCTGCCCGCTTGGCAAGACCGGCGCCGCCCGACAGCAACGACGACATATCAGCCGCAAAACCTACTGGGTCAGTCGCAAGTGTGTTTTTAATAGCGTCATATGTACCGTAGCGGTCAGCCATCTGGCCGCCAAACTGCTGCGCTGCACGCATGGCTCGTTGCGCTGCTTTTGGGTTAGCGTCCAAATTATTGATGAAATTATATACGTCTTTGGGTAGCGCCTTTTGCGCGCCCGTCTTCAAACCACCTGCCGCAATATCGAGAAGCGTGCCTGCGGTTTCAACAGGGTTAGTGACAGCGTTGTAAAGCCCAGTTGCAAACTCAGCCGCACTGGAAGGAATATTGGTTACCCCCTCCGCGACGGCGCCAATCAACGAACGCTCTGGCGGCGCTTTTTTTTGCGGTGCCGCGCTTTGACTGGAGCGAACGCGTGCGCGGGCAAGCGCAATCGCGCGCTGCTGCTCTATTGTCATTGCCATAGTTTGCGCTCCGCAGGTGTCATTGCTTTCCATTCTGCCGCAGACACGCCGGGCGGCGCTTTAGTAACCGGCGTTTTTGTTCTGGCGGGCGGAGCCCCTCTTAGCTTAAACGCAGGAAGTTCTTTAACGTCATCGCCGTACTGAATATTGTACACGCGTTCAGCAAGATTGGTTGCGTTGCGGACTTGTTCAATGATACGATCCATCTGCGCGTCAAGAGCGCGGGGTGTCATATTTGCAAGATCAAGGTTAGCGATCATGTCGGCGGCAATTTTCCATTCTTGCACTGCCATGTTTCCGACGGCGCCAGAAGCAGCCGCAGCATCTTTACCCAGCGACGTAACAACACCTTTTAAGTTGCCGAAAAGCGTGTCGGCTTCTCTAGTAGTTCCGCGGAATGAAGGAATGTAATTGCTATACCCAGTAATGGCTTCCTTTTGGTCGTCCGAAAGCATTTTGATTTTATTGGCAATCGAAATAATGCCTTCTTTAGGGTTGTACGCTTTGTCTATAAGCGTCTGCGCTTTGCTGTACGCCTGTGCCACTTCAGTCTTACGTGCAATTTTTTGCTGCGCCGTTACTGGTGCAGGCCCCGCCGCGCGCGCAGCTTCAATTTTTGCCAGTTCCGTATCATATACTTCTTGCTTTGATGGACGCGTCGCGCGCGACGTCGCCGCCACATCTTGCGTGGGTACGCCGTACAGGCCGGGGGCTGGCGACGTCGGGGACGCACTACGGCCATAAGCCTGCTGGCCCACTACGTTTGTCTGCGCCTGCGTATTCCGCATCATCGGCATATCACCACCTAGATTAGCGGTCCGCGATTGCGGTGTTTGCACGGGATTAACCGCCATAGGCTGCTCTTGGCCCATTGCGCTGTCAGCCAGCGATGGTGCGTCAGCTTGCAACGTAATATTGGCCCGACGGAAGGAGTCTACAAGCGCCTGCTTATTCTGCGGGGCTTGAGACGCTAAAAGCTGATCGAAGTCCACTTGCGCCATAACGCCTGTTTCAAACGCAGAGTTAACAATCTGCGACATTACATCTGGCGTCATCTGCGGGGCGCCCATACCGCCGCGCGTGAAAGACGCCGGCGTGTTTTGCATACCCAACTCAGATTGCATTTGGCGGATATGGTCTTGCTGATATGGTGTAAGGGGCACGGAATTTTCAGGGACAAATCTGGCTTCACCAAAATCACCTACTGGCACTGGGCCTGCCGAAGCGGGCTGCGGTGCAGTCGGTGTTCTAGGCGTCACGTCTGGCGCGCCGGCTGCCGGCGCGTTCAATAGCGGCCTTAACCCTTCATTGAGGCCACCTTTTTCAGCCACATAAATCTTATTGTCAGGACCAAAAATAGTTTCTGTTTCCGGCGTTGCTTTTGAATATTTAATTACATCGTCGGCTTTTGAAATAGTCAAAAATTTGGAGTCTTTGTTCCACTCATCAGGGAGGGGCAACTCGTTTTCAAACGGAGGGATAGCCGCAACAATTTCTTGGCGCAAAATGCCATACCGTGCTTTATCCGTAGGGCTAATAGTAGCCAGTCTATCCTTAAATTGCTGCGTTAAATTTTTAAGATACGTTAACGCGGCTTCTTTTTGTGTCGATGTTTGCGTTTCCGCTGCACGCGCTTCTTTAGCCGCTTCAAAAGCCATCTCCTGACGCGTGCGCTCCCCTTGGAGTTGCGCTGCGCGCTGTTGCGTCGCCATGTTCATCATGTTCGCCATCTGCGCGGTCTGACGTGCAGGATCAGGAAGCTGCGGATTGCGCGCTTGAAGTGCTATCATCTGGTTTGCCATATTATTGACCTGTTAAGTTGTAGCGCGTCGCGGAGCCAAAGCCGCCGCCCGGCTTAAAAGTGTTGGTAGGGCTTTCAGGCGCGTTTTCAGTGTAATATTTAATCATTGCGTTCTGCATTGGATAGTTTGTCGCAATACTGCCAACCTGACCAAGAGCGGTGTTAAGCGCATTAGCCTGACCGACGTATCCCGACGCGCGGGCTTGGCCTGCGTTATACAGGTTCGACGCTTCGTTCTGGCCCATCTGACCAGCAGCGCCCGTAAGCACGTTTGCTGACGATTGACCTGAACCCATCAGTGATTGCAGCGGGTTCAGTTTGGCGGCGCGTTCTGTCTGGTAGCGGTTAAATGCGTTCTGATATTCTTGGCTTGCCAAGTCCTGTCCGAAACGCTGCACACCTTTCATAGTGGAGCCGGACAGTAGATTGCCGCGGGCTGCTGCCGACCGCTCAAGCGCCTTCATGCCTTCCGATTGACGGAAAGCATAGCCGGGGTCTTGCTGGAACTGTTCCGTACCAAATGCTTTACCAAGGCTACCGTAGCCAGCAGCGGTCTTGTCGCCGCCGATACCCAGCAACTGCATGATCTCCTGCTGGGCAGTTAGGCCACCTTGACGAAACGGCTCTTGTAAAGCTTTTTGCTCTTCAAACATACGCTGCTGCGCGGCGTTAGCGTCTTGCGACGCTTGGACTTGCGCCCTAGATGCTTTCTTGGATGCGCTGCTAGCCATTAGTCCGCCGCCGACCGATGCTGCGGCGCCGATACCTGCTGCGATTATTGCTGGTGGCATTTTGGTAACTCCATCTTATACAAATCGTACATGGACCCTAGGGTGTATATCATTTCACCTGTGGGTTGCATACCCCCCTTGCGCGCGTACATGTACACGCTAGGGGCGTTGGGGGCAATTCGCGCCCACAATGTTTCAGCACCGTTTTCTACGGCGTAATCAATAGTAAACTGTCGCGCTTTAGCCGCCCATTTACCGCGGCCTTCTGGCAATATCATTACGTGGACTTCGTAAACATTAGGTGACGACCATGCTAGCACATATCCGCCGTGTTCGCCCATTAAAAACCAGTTTTTATCAAACTGAACCGCGTCGGTAAAATCTAATTCGCCTAAACTTACTGGGCCTACAAAGGGACGGACGTCGGGGTGGTTAGCCACACCGTTTATCCGTTCCACATCGTAGCAACGCTCCAGCATTAGCTAACCAGACGACCTGACGCGCGGATGTTGATTGCTGATGCCGTGCCAGCGATGGTGCTGATGAAGCCATTGTTAGGCAGCACATGGCCGACCAGTTCAGGAAACGTATATGTCTCGCCTGCCTGAAGCGTTTTAGACTTGACAATCAAGTTGTCGTTGCCCGCGGTACCCGCAGCCGTCACAAGGTTGACGCTGATCGTCGCCGCGCTGACGCTGTAGTTAGTCGCGGTAAACTTGTCGATGATCGTCTGCACGCCGTTCGACGTGTATTGTGTTGTCTGCGTAGCCTCTGCCGTCTTGGCGGGGATGATGTTGCTAATTGATACGGCCATGTTAAACTCCTATTGCTCAGTCTGCGTTACAGCTAGTATAGCAGCAGGCGCGGCTGGCGCAAAGGCTGTTGCTGCTACCGTTGCGATGCTGACGTTGGTGCTATCAGATGCGTACATGACTTCGATATAATCCCCGGCAAGAAGTGAAGCGACCTCGTTCAGTGTCACCACCAAGTACCCGTTGTTAAGCGTAATAGACGCAACACGGGCTGAATTAGGGAAGTCGGTCGTACCGTTCTTGCGTAGCCAAACCCATATAGATTTCTGCGAAGAGTTAGTCGATGTAATCTGTACTGATACTGCGAGGTTATACAGCCCTGCTTGGGCAACGACGATACGTGATGTAGGCGCCCCCCGCGACACGCCGCTTGCGATTTCGGTATTGGTGAACGTCAGCGCATAGGCGGTATTGGTGGCTGCTGGCGATTGGGTATCTGTTTTCGTAAACTCGCCGTAGTATAGCTGCTGCTCAATAGTAGGCCGCACAAAAATGATGCCATCGGTTGTACCAACCTTTAGAACCGCTGCCACAGGTATGACGTTATTAGGTGCTGTAGGTTTTACGTTTGTGAACCCACCCGCAACAGTTGGAGATGCGTACAGAATATCACCAAGCGCAAACGCACTGGTATCTACCTCGCGGACAAAACCGAAGGTAGTGCAGTAGCCCTTGTCGCCTGTGTCGGGCAAATCATGTGTCATGACTCCTACAATATAGAGCGTTGGTGTGGAACCGTTAGCTAGGTATGGTGCGACTGATAGCGCGCTATCAGGGACTGCCCCTGTGAAACCGACGACAGTGCCGTTGGGGATAAGCACCCCAGTGTTGTTCTGGACGCGGGCATAAGTTTCCAGCCCTATCTGCTGAACAACGTCGTATTCCATGCCAAGGTTAAGCGTCTGATCGGTGTCATTCCACGCCATGCGCGCAATTTTGTCTACGTAAGGGGCGTTCTGCTCCCAATCCATGTAGTTAGTACGCGACGTATTTGAGTTTTGAATTGCCGGCGCCGTCGCAGTTGCGTCACTTAACGATTGCAATTCCGCTTCTAAAGACGACACCGCCGATACTGCGTCAGGCGCGCTTTCCAATCCCTGAACAGCCTCACCGAATACAGCGTCATAGGACGCCAGCAGCGACGTAGCGTCAGGCGCTAACTCGACTTCATCTTGGTTGCTCTGCGTAGCGGTCAGCAGCGACAAGAAAAACCGATACCATTCACGGCTAATCGCGCCTGACCGTTCGTCGATCAGGGCCACACGCGGCGGCGTTAGCTGGGTGGGGTTAATCGGCGAATAGGCCATTAGGCACTCGTTCCACTGAGCAGCAGTTCAGCGCCCATGACGTAAATCCGTACAGGGTCTGTGCCTGACACTTCGTAGACGCGGTCGCGTATCTTCAGCGTCGCGCCAAGGCGGCGCCAGATGGTGCGATAGCCAGACCGGCCAATCTTGCCCATAGACTTCCAGTGTTCGCTGGACCATGTGTGGCCGCCATCGTCCGACCAGCGCAGCATGACTTGTGGGTCGCTGCCTTGACCGTTGTTCAGGCCAACGCCTGTCTCGCAGTCAAGCTGCATGGAATGCTGGATAGTACGCGCGAGGTTGTTAGCGCCTGTGGGCAGAGCGCGCCACGACCGCAGCCATTTCTGCGGCGCGCCGTCATCAGCGTACACGTTCAGGTCGAACGCATAAATCTTGCCGTTCTGGTAGTCGCCGACAACCGTAGTGGCGTTGAAGAACATCTGGCTGCTGGCACGGTGACGGTTAAACTGTCCGTTAGAGAACGACGCCCGCTCGTGCCATGCGCCAGTAGCGACATCATACACCCATGTGGTGTTGGCGCTAGGGAAGTTCAGAACGTAGAAGCTGTGGCCGTCCTGCTGATACGTGTAGCCGGTCGCGTCTGAGATGTCGGCATATTCTTGCATCTGCCATTCGATAGCGTGCGTAGACACGCGCTGGCCGATGTAGCCCGCGGCCTTGTAGACGATGCCCTGACCGCGTGCGTCCTTACCCAGCCAGTAGACTTGGTTGTCCATCTTGGCGATGCTGTACGGCGCCGCGCAGCCTAGTTCGTTGAACGCACCTTGGATACGTGTCAGCGGGAAGTCGAGCAGCCCTGCGTCGTACCAGACTTCGGTCGAGTTAGAGCCGAACACCCATACTTCGCGGTGGTCCACAAAGATAGCGACCACATTGTCTGGATTGCCTTCAGCGCTGGCAAACTCCAGCGGATCGACAGCCGTACCGTCGAGCAGCGATGTTACCCAAATCTTTTGGCTGTTGGGTTCGTTAAACGTGAAATAGCCGTCGATGTAACCGACTGTGCCTGCACCGGGGAAGTCAGGGTCGGTAATCTGCTGAAATACATCCGTGCTGGCGTTGTAGATGTAGCCTTGCGGGTTAGCCGCAATGAATAGCTGCGTGCCATTGTCAGCCATGCTGACAGGGCCAGAGCCGCCCACAGTGCCTTTAGCGACCGCGTTCCAGTTGCTGTCTATCTGGTATAGCGTCGGGCCAGAGACGGCGTAGCCGTAATTACCAAACTGCCACAGTCCGCGGATCGGACCAATACCAACGGTCGCCAGCACAGTCAGCCCCGGCGCGCGCTGAAGGAACGCAGGCTCCTTGCCGCCTTCAGGGACAATCTCAGGGAACAAATTAACCATGCGGTTGTCGGCGGCGTTGACGCTTCTAGCGACATACGCCGACCCAAGGATCGGCGTCTTCATTAGTAGTTTCCTGCGTAGATGTTAAACCGCTGACGCGAAGCGATGAGGCTGTACGGTACCGACATGATGTCATCAGGGTTGTTGATGCGCTTGATGTTACGCTTCGACGACATCGCCAGACGGCGGACTTGCGACGAAGGCTCTACGCCAAACTCAGGCGCCATTTCGCACGCCAAGTTATAGCGGAACGCACGCAAATAGCCGGGCGGGAAATGCAGTACTGTTGCCAGCGTTGCGGGTTGTGTCAGTTCTTCAACCGAAATGAAATGCCATGTCAGGTCGGCTGTGGGGCGCGGATAGACAAACATTTCAATGTCAGGATACGTCATGTTTACAAAGATAACTTGCGGAAATGTAGACGTGACCGTCTTGACCGCAATGCCGTCATACTGCTGCTGGTTAATAAATTTGATGCCGTAGCTGACGCCGGTGCCGGGCTGGACGAAGTACGTCGAGTCATCAAGCAGGACAGGGCGGTTGCCGACAAAGTCGCCGGAAGGCCCAAGCGTGCGGCTGATCAAGCCGGCGGGCCATGTAAATACTTGGTCTTGGGTCGAGAAAACGGACAGGCGCTCTGTGTTCCAGCTATCAATCATCTGGTTCATGGCGCGCAGTGCGTCTTGCGACGTTTCAGCCGATGGAACTTCGCCTTCTGCCAGAACGCCTAGCAGCCTAAGCGATCCGTTGATTATGTCCCCAGCCGTTTCCATTGGTTAATCTTCCTGCGTTGTGCGGCGGCGGCTATTGCGCGCCGGCATTTCGTTTACTGGCGCCGCTACAGGCGCGTCAGGATTATAGCGTTCCCAACCAAAATATTCATCAGAAATCGCTTCTTCTTCTGAAATAGCGACTTTTGCGCCGTGGACTTCGTGAACAAGATAGATAACAGCCATAGAAACTCCGTAAAATGGACGGCCCGAAAGCCGTCCACTATGTTAGCTGATCGCCATGAACTGCCACTTGGTGCCGTCCGCATAGAACAGCTTGCCGCGGCCAGTAGCGTTCGTCGTAATGCCGAGCGAGCCTACAGGTGCCGAAGTTGTGGTAGTGTTAGCGGTAATCGCTGTGCTGAGAATGTAAACGCCTGCGCTGGCGTTAGATGCAACAGCACCGCCGCTGTTTGTTGAAACTACCGAAGCGGCGCTCATCGTGCCGGTAACGGATACGCTTTCAAACTCAGGATCGGCGTAAGCAACGCCTACTGCTTTAGTATTTGGCATAATTGTTCTCCTGAAAAGGATGCCCCGACCTAAGCCGGGGCAAGCCTATTAGCCAGCGATACGGTACAAAGAGTAAGCCGCAGTGCCAGTTTTAACAGCGCGGAACGCTACAGCCTTGCTTGCTACGCCTGCGCCGGAGCCGACCAACGTCCAGCCTGTGCCGACCGTCAGTGTAGCTACGCCTGTGCTGGTGCATAGAAGCGAGATGTCAAAGGACGAACCGACCTTTGCGCTGGTCAATTCAGCGTCAACGCTTGCAGCAGTTGGCAAAGCCAAGTCAGCAGTGCTGCCTGACGTATAAACAACGATTGCTTGCTCAAGGTTCAGAACAGACAAAGTTGCACCCGCTGTGTAAGCGGTAGGGATAGCCTGAACGCCAAGCGTAGCTTCGTTCAGATTGCCATCACCAAGCTGGTATCCACCAGCACCATTAGGAAGAGCCATAATAAAAATCCTTTAAAAAAGTTTGGCCTCCGGCGAACCGGAGGCCATGATTAGGTTAACCCCACATCCGAACAGCCATTTGCGGGCGGATCGTGCTGTAGCCGTACAGGACGTCAATACGGCAAGGCATACGGTCGTTGTTGATGTCGTACTGACGAACAACGCGAAGCGAGATGCCGTTATGTACCTGACGCGAAGCCATATCTACGCCCTGTGGGAGCAGAAGGTCGGCGGTTGCGAAGGTGATAGCGTCCTTGTGGTAGATGAGGTTCTGCGCGTACTGCGACGATGCTGCGCCGACGAACACAACAGCCTTGTTATTGGCTGGGAGTGCGTTGACAGTAGCAAGCGCGTGTGCTGCCGAGTAAATCGGAGCAACAGTAACAGTTGCAGTTGTTGTAACAGTCGTGGACGCAAGCGCGACGAACTGGAACAACGAACCTGTGCTTTCGCGGGTCTGTGGGTTGACAGCGTATACGTCAGCAATCGTGAAGACGTCGCCCGGTACGATTGTTTCGCCCGAACCAACAGTCAACGTCAGCGTGGTAGCGCCTTCCGAAGTTACAGCAGCGCCGGTTACGGTGCCAGTAGCGGCACGAGTTCCGGTGGTGAACTGCTTGATTGACTGCGACATATTGATTTCGTCGAAACCAAGTACGCCAGTACCCATCATGCCGTTCTTGAACTGCTTGCTGATGGTGTCGGTTGGGTTAAACAATCCCTTCATACCTTCGACCAAACCAGCGTTTGCGGCTGGGTTGACGGTGGCATAACGTGGCGACATCACGGCAGCGTTTTCGTTCAGCTTCTGCTGTGCAGCAAGAAGAACAGCCGAAGTAGCTGGCGTAGTGCCGGGCGTGCCGACCGAGTTACCGATGGTGAGGAACGAGTTTGCAACGTCAGCGTCGATGCTGGAAGCAAGCTGCGAGATACGTGGCTTGAGAACGCGCTCTGCGAAATCGTCCAACTGCATAGTCAATTCAGCAGTCGTGAAGTTAACGCCGATGTGCTTCTGGTTGGCAACGGTCAGCGTTGTGAACTGCTCGTTGTCGTCCTGTACCTGAAGGGCTGCGCCATCAGTTACAAGTGCGCGGTCTGGAAGACGGATACGCAGGGTTGAACCAATTTTAGCACCTTCAACAGCAAAGCTGTCGTCGTACTGACGGTTTACGTTACGTGTAAGAACAAGGTTGTTTTCGAGAATCTCAAGCGCCTTGCGCGTGATCATGTCGATTGTTAAAATCGAGTTAGACATGGTAATAATCCTAAATTATCTGTTGCGTTGTGCCTCGAACTTCTTGATCTGCCGTAGCCGTTCTGCCTCAATCCAATCTGACGTACTCATGGACTTTACCGCCCGTGGGTCTGTCGTATCAAATGTCGGCGCACCAGAGGTGCGGGCAGTGACAGGTGCAATCGGTGCCGGGGCGTTGGAGGTTTTTTTGAACGTAGGTTCGGCTGTAAGCCGCGCCTCGATCATACCAATTTCCCTAGCTTGCAAAATGGGGTCCATACGCGAAATACGCTGGGCGTCTTTTGTGTTGATGCCTAAGTGATAAATCACGTCAGGACCAATATCGGACGCTTGTATTGCCATCGCCATCGCGTCGGTGATTGGAAGGTTGGGGTTATAGGCGACTTGTTCAAAGTCGTCATATTTGTCCCGCGCCGCCTCTTCACGTTCGTGATAAGACTCTAGCATTGCACGTTGCTGGCTGTCCTTTTCACGGCGTGCCAGCAGTTCTTCGGCTTTACGTTCGGCCAAAACCTCTGCGTAATCCTCGTAAGTCTCAAATTGTTCAGGGGTAATGTCGTGGACCGGCTGCTGCCGTGCCTGCATTTCCTCTGCTCTTTGAGCCTGTTCGCGTTCCCATTTACGCTGCTCTCTTGCGAGTCGTTTGCCTACGATGGCGTCCAAGTCTTCTTGTGAAAAAGTCTTGGGTGCTTCCTGTTCAGCAGACTGCTCTTCCGGCGTCGTGTTTTCTACAGGCTCGATTGCTGCCGTGGCTTCGAGTTCTGGCGCGGAGGCATCCGCTTCGTTAAAGACATTATCGTCCATGTTTAACCCTTAAAGAGTTCCTGATGAGCCGCATCAGTACGGTTGGTGGCCAGACTACATCATTTGATGCAGTCTGGCAATCTTGTTAACGCGTCACTAAAATACCAAAGTCATGCGCCGGAACACCTATAGGGCTTCCGGTGACATTTGTGTATTGAATGGATACTGTATTGGACGCTGAAATAAACGATGTCACTACGATCCCTGCTGGCGCAGGCCAAGTTGTGCTGGAAGGCGTTAATGTTACCTTATCACCTTGTCTAGCCCCAGTTACCGTT